TGCCACCCCTCCGCTCTGATATATTTCTTGCCCCTTAGATCCATCGTCGTGCTGAGCACTATCTGTCGGCAGGCTGCTGCTACTGCTGCCCCCCTGCCCATCACTCCCGCAGGAGCCTCCTGCTCTGCCAATACCACACTCATGATTAAACTCCCCTATGTCGGTAAAAAAAGCTTCAGACCTCGAAACCCGAATTGATGGGGCACCTGAGACTGCGATACGACCGCGATCACCAGCGTGCCCTATGTATGTGATTACTGCCAAGGTCACCATCTTGCCCTCGAACTCAGTCGATAGGACAATGTGCTCACCGGCACGTCGAGTTAATACAAGGGCCATTACTTGCCTCGCATCTTGGCAAGGGCCACCTGGGCACGTTTGATCTTCAGCTCATTAGCCTTGACCTGTGCCAGAAGCTTGCCCTGCCGCACAGTGACGCAGTCGATAAGGCACTGCACATCGATATGCCAGTCCTGCCGTGCGCCGACCTGTTTGCCCTTGAGCTGATCATTCTCGAGTAGGTATCGCACCCATCGAGCAGAGCAGCCCAGCATTGTCGCCGCCTGCGATACCGTTACATGTTTTGCAGATTTAGCCATATCCTATCTCCTATAAAACGAGTGATGGGGCCACACACACGGAGCCACAAATCCTCGATGTGCACGCGCACAACGAGACAACCCCATCACTCGTGATCGATTGAAAAAAACGCGAGCAGCGAGACCGCACAAAGAAGTCGATGTCCACATTTCCCTCGCCGCTGATACGTTGTGAGGGTTCTCTTTGCATCACAACGCTCGTTGGTATCAGGACGACCCCGCTGCCCGTGTACGTGTCAGTCGCAAATCACTACTGAGTTCACGAGAAATATAGTACGGGTCTGGAACTATGTCAATAAGTTCCTTATCGGTTTAGGAATATTGTTCCTGAAGTGCTGCCGCTGTTTACAGTTATAGCTCCAGAAATTTGCACGCCTGAGCATCCGATTGTGCTTGTCAAGATCAAGATTGCGAGAAACAATAGTAAACATCTCATCTCACCGTCTCCAAATCGGTGGCATCATGCCAGCCGTGGTATCATGATCGACATCATGGAGGACTCACTGCATGAGTACACGCGATGCCGCACGGATTCTTGGCGTTTCTGATCGATACATTCGGACCCTGATCGAGCAGGGCAAGCTTAGGGTCGTAGGGCAGACTGGCAGACATGATGTATGTGATCGTGACGTGGCCCGGCTGCTCCGCGATCGTGAGCGTGCACGATGAGTACATGCTTGAGCCTCACTCTGCCAGTGCCACCGAGTGTCAATGCCTTGTGGCGCATGGCTCGGGGCCGCACAATCAAGAGCAGCAACTATCGTCGCTGGCTGCTCGAGGCTGACCTAGCAGGGCTGACCAGCCGCATACCTCGAAACAAGCTTGACTATCCGGTGCATGTCACGATCGTCGTGCGCACCGGCTCAGGTTGGCGCAGCAATCGCGACATTGACAATGTGGCCAAGGCAATCTTGGATTGGCTGGTGCGATGGGAGGTATTGGCTGGCGACGACTGCACTATCGTGCAGGGGCTGCTTATCGAGATCGATACATTCCCGCGACCAAGGGCATGCGTCGATGTCTCAATCAGGAGACGCTAATGGCCGACCGAATCCCGAATCATCGACCAGCACGACATCACCTGCCCAAGCCCAATCGAGCGCCAGAGACACGACCATGCGCAGCGCTGCGCGGTTACGATCGCACCTGGGCTCGGTGGCGTCTCATGGTGCTGAGAGAAGAGCCGATGTGCCGCGCATGCGGTGGCGCGGCATCGCAGGTCGATCACATTGTGCCGCTGAGTCGAGGTGGCAGTAACGATCGAGAGAATCTCCAGCCGCTATGCCATAGCTGTCATAGCAGAAAAACTGCTCTGGAACAATTGCGCACGCGCTGATCTGTATAGTAGAGTGAGAGTAGGAGGATCATCGATGCCAGCCATAGACCTGCATGCGCTTCTAGGCGAAGGGTTCACCTCGCCCTACGACAACGCTGCTGCGGTCACGCCGAGCGATACAGTGGATCTCACCTACGCGACGCGCGCACTGTGGTGTGGCGCAGGGGGTACAGTCACTGTGACAATGCTCGGTGGTGGTACTGTTACGATTGATCACGGAACGCATACACTGCTCACTATCAGAGTGACACGAGTATGGGAAACCGGCACATCAAATACCCCCAAGATCGTAGCCCTATGGTGAGGAATTAGAGATGTCAACGACCACGACCACGGCGGCGCCAACGACGACTACGACCACGACCACGACCGCAGGCGCAATTGATCAGCAGATGCTGCTTATCGAGGGCATGACCTCGCCAGCAAATGATGCTGCCGCAGTCACGCCATCGGATACAGCCCCGCTCGTCTATGTCAGCCGCGCACTTTACGTCGGTGGCGCGGGCAATCTAGTCGTCACTATGCAGGGCGGTGGCAACGTGACGTTTACGGGTGTGCCCGCTGGCACAGTATTGCCGATCCGATGCAGTCATGTCCGCAGCACATCGACGACTGCAACCGCGATCGTCAATCTCTACTAGGAGTGGCTAGGTGCAAATTTCGATTGGATTATCTCCTGCTAATGCGTCAACGCCTAAAGTGGTATTTTCACCTGCAAGCATAAGCGGCTTGCAGCTTTGGCTGGATGCTAGCGATGCAAGCACGCTTTTTCAGAACAGCAATGGAACTACAGCAGCGGCGGTGGATGGTGATCCGGTGGGGTATTGGGGAGACAAAAGCCCAAATATCAATAATACAATTCAAGCCGATGGCACAAAAAAACCTTTATTAAAATTAGCTACACAAAATGGCAAAAACAGTGTTCGTTTTGATGGCATAAATGATAATTTAAAGGCATTAACTGGGGGTGCCAATTCTAATTATACTTTATTTGTCGTCAATAAAAAGCTAAACGCAACAGCTTCTAATTACATGTTATTTTCAATGGGAGAAGAGGTAAACGGAAGACGCAGATCTTTGTGGCATTATCCTTATTTCTCGGATGGATACATTGCTTTCAACGGCCAGAATGCTGATTACAGCAACACAAATGTAAATTTAAAATTTGTACAAAATGTGACTAATATTGCTCAATTACAAAGAAATGGCCAATCGATTAGTCTAGCTAAAAACGGCAACTCATATGCTACAGGGACGGCATCGGCTACTCTTGTAACGTATACAGCTACCTCAATTTTTGTTGGCACCAATAATGGCCAGACTGAAGCTTATAATGGAGATTATTATGAAATACTTTATTACAACGTTTTAGTTTCAGACTCTGATAGGACACTTATTCTTAGTTATCTAAATGCAAAGTGGAGCATTTATTAATGCCTACAATTTGGCAGCATACGGTACATGTCATCGCTCTTGCGCAGGCAATGCCGGGCGCAATTACTGCGCTCGATATTGCGTTTCCGTGTGACGATGGCGCACCGAGAGATGCCGCGCATCCTGAATGGTATGGATGCAAACTATCCGCTAATGCGCTTGAGCCAGCAACCCATTACGGCTCATCGTTTGTTGTGACTGAAGAGATACGGCAGGCGCTTGAGTCATTAGGCCTCGACGACACTCCTGGTATAACCTACTGGAGATGTGGGAATCCTGACGGCATTCTGCATGCCACCAATAATCCGGGGCAATCGACGGGCATGCTCTGGGGATTTGATGATAGCTTGGCCGCTATGGGATTGCAGCAGGTGCAAAATAATTACGAGTAGACCTGTACCTTGGACTATGAGGAGGTGATCACATGTTTCCGACATCCGCTCTCGTGACTCTGTTAAGCTTTGCTCGTGGCCAGACGCCATGGGGCAAGCCCGTGTTTGACGCGTTGATTGAGGTCGTCGTTTATTTTGGCCAGACGTTTGTGCCTGCCGCTGATGTCGCTGGCGCTGTGCCAGAGGAGACAAGCGAGGATGATGCAATCACTGCGATTGAGTCTGTCATCGCTGGCAGCGAGGATGAAGGGCATCCGATTGCGAGCGTGTCGCCGTTTGTGGTTGGAATTATCTTGAAATTTGCTTTGCAAATTTTGCTTAAGAAGATTTCAGGCTGATTTTTTTCGATAAAAATGTTTAAAAAAAGCTTCATTTTTTGAAGCTTTTTTTTAAAAAAAAAGGGAGGGGACACGTTTAAATCGAGAAAAAAAGAGCTAAGACCGTTCGCGGACCCTGAACGCGTTTTTAGAATTAGTTGAGGTCGGATCGCATGTTTGAACGAAGAGCTAAGTGTTTGGCTTTAAATTGTCCTCGCGAAAGCAAGTCGTTGGGCTATTGCAAGACTCATCATAAAAAAATATTGAAATATGGAAAAATATTGCATGACAATCCATTGCAACCTTTAAAACTTTGTGTGGCTCCCGGTTGTCAACGTGATGTTGATTTGAATGGATTTTGCCATAGTCATCATAGAAACATAAAAAAACATGATAGACCAGAAAAAACAATGCGAAGCTTAGGCAGAAGATTGCCAGAGCTTGCAAAAAAAATGATTGTAGGCGATCCGTTTTTTTTAATTTCATCTTCTTTATTTAAAGCTACTTGGAAATGCGATTGCGGTAATATGTTTATTCAGCGTGTTCAATACGTAGTGAATAAATTTCTAAAATGCAGAAAGTTGCAATGCCCTAAGTGCATGCCAAAAAAGGAAGCTTTATCAAAAAAACCTTTAACAAAATCCTTTTTTACTCAATATCCTGATTTAATTAAGCATTCAATTTGCAAGCTAGACTTTAGCAAAATTGCCTGCACATCGCCTTTGCCTGTTTTGTGGAAATGCGCGATTTGCGAAAATCCATACTGGCTTTCCATAAATTACATGAGGCTTCGTTTTTGTAACGGCTGCTATTTAACATGCAAGCAGTGCACTGTTGGCGGATCCTTTAGGCGTGACGATTTAGGATGGATGTATTTGATAACTAGGCCAGGGCAGTTAAAAGTTGGTATTACCAATACTGTGAATGGCACTGGTAATCGAATGAAGCGTCATCGAAAAAACGGTTGGATGCAATTAGACATGATCGGTCCGATGAATGGCGAGGCAGCGCATCAGCTCGAGCTGCGCATCAAGCATGAGCTAGATGCCAAGAATATCCCGCGTGGCGATCAGGCTTTTATGGGTCGTTTTGACGGGTATACTGAAGCATGGCAGACTGTAGACCTAGACGTATCTACTCTCAGGGAGTTGTTCGGGTATCTAGGCATTGATGAGGGTAAATATCATGCCACGCGGCAGGAAACCGACAAAGAACGAGACCATTGCGATGTCGCAGACTCCACCGAGAGGATTGCCGGTGGAGGTGCGCAAATGCTGGATCCGTTTATGCAATCGCATCCATCAATCGTCAGGCACGGGAATCGCGGCCGCAGACGCCGAGGTGCTCATCATGGCAGCGCACCAGCTCGCCCGCGTGGAGGCGATGCGACTGGCAGCAGCCAGCGAACCTTTCACTACGCCTGATGAGCGTGGCGTACAGCGCATGCACCCACTCTGGGGAGAGCTGCGCAATGCTGAGAGCCAGTTGCGATCTACGTTTACAGTCCTGATGCTGACTCCACGCAGCCGCAAAACTCAAAGCAGCAATATCGATCCTGCCGGACCTAATGAGGACGATATCAACGATATTGCTCTGCGCATTCTTGGATAACTTATGGCAAAACTAAAAACAAAGCAAGTAGAGCTTAGGCCTGAAGAAAAGGCTAAGCTCTTCTTTGAGCATTTCCTGACTCATAGCAAGGGCGAGATGTCGGGCAGGCCTTTAGTGTTATCGGATTGGCAATACAACGACATCATAGCTCCACTATTTGGCACACTACGACCTGACGGCATGCGCCAGTATCGGACGTGTTACATCGAGATTCCCCGGAAAAATGGCAAGAGCACACTGGCCGCGGGCATAGCGCTCTACCTTTTATTTGGCGATGGCGAGCCCGGTGCTGAGGTTATTTGCGCTGCTGCTGATCGAGATCAAGCATCCATCGTGTTCGATCTCGCTGCCTCAATGGTGCGCAACTCCCCTGCCCTTGATGCCAAGTGCTCTGTATTGCGTAAAGAGATCGTCACCAAAGACGGCAGGCGCATGCGAGCCATTAGCGCGGACGCCCACACTAAACACGGTATGAACTGTAGCGGCATTATCTTTGACGAGCTACACGCTCAGCCTAATCGCGAGCTCTGGGATGTGCTCACGACATCGACTGGAGCGCGAAAACAACCGCTCACGATCTCGATCACAACCGCAGGTCACGACCGCAACTCGCTCTGTTACGAGATGCACCTACACGCTCGAGCAGTGGCTGATGGCACACTAGAGGATCGTAGCTTTCTCCCCGTCCTTTACCGCGCACCAGATGGCGCAGACTGGAAACAGGAGAGCACATGGCGGGCAGCAAATCCCGGCTATGGCGTCTCAGTCCGAGAGGACTACATGAGGCAAGCCGCCATGGACGCAGCCCAATCACCTGCTCGCGAGCTTGCATTTCGCCGCCTCCACCTCTGCGAGTGGACCGACACAATCACACGATGGATCGCACCCGAGACATGGGACGCATGCCGCAGCCCTCGACCTGATCTCGATGGTCGATTGTGTTATGGTGCGCTCGACCTGAGCAGCACCATGGACCTCTCGGCGTTCGTGCTGGCGTTTCCGTTGGACGATGGCACGATCTGGATAGAGCCGACATGCTGGGCGCCTCGAGGAGCTCTCAAACAACGTGAGCGCACCAATCGCATGCGCTACGACCAATGGCATGCGAGCGGGCACATTAACGTGACCGATGGCGATGTGATCGAGTACGAGGATGTTTACACGCGCATCAAGCAATTATGTGCACAGTATCGGGTCGTCGATATCGCAATTGACCGATGGAATGCTAGCCAACTGGCTCAGCAGATGCAGAGCGATGGGCTGAACATCGTGTCGTTTGGGCAGGGCTATGCGAGCATGAGTCCAGCCGCCAAGGATTTTGAGACATTAGTCATGGCGAGAAAATTGAGGCATGACGGCAATCCGGTATTGCGATGGTGCTTGGGCAACTGTTCGATAGAGAGTGACGCCGCTGGAAATATAAAGCCGAGTAAGGCCAAGAGCTCAGAAAAGATCGACGCCTTGGTGGCGAGCATCATGGCCGTCGCAAGATCTCGAGTGGGCGAAGCAGGTGGAGCGATAGGGCGAGGTGCCCCGTCGGTTTACGAGTCGCGAGGGATGACTCTCATATGACGATCATCGATCGCATCAAGAGCCTATTCACGCTGCGCGCGGGCAATCGCCCGAGCCTGCGAGATCCCGCGCTCATAGCGTTTCATGGTGGCGCGGTTAGCAGCGCTGGCGTGCAAGTATCTGAGTCATCAGCGCTCAGCTATGCACCATTCTGGCAAGCCGTCCGCATTATCTCTGAGACCATCTCTAGCCTGCCGTTTCACGTTTATCAGCAGACCTCGAGCGGGCGGATTATCGCTGACGACATGATGGTCGCTGACCTCCTGCGATTTGCGCCAAACGAGGAGATGACCTCGATGCAACTGCGCGAGCAATGGCTTGCGCAGGCTCTCACGTGGGGCAATGGCTACTGTGAAATCGAGCGAGACACAATCGGCCGCCCAACGCGCCTATGGTTGCTGCGTGCCGAAAACATGAAGGTCGGACGAAGCGAAAACGGCGATCTGCAATATATTTATCGCGACGATTTCTCTCGTGCGACCTACATACCAGCATCCGACGTACTGCATCTACGTGGCCCAGGTGGCGATGGCTACGTCGGTGCCAGCGTCGTGTCATTGGCTCGAGACTCGATCGGTCTCGGTATCGCTGCTGAGTCGTTTGGCTCATCGTTTTTCGGCCGTGGCGCTCGCCCATCCGGCGTGCTAGAGCATCCCGGCAGGCTCAGCGATGATGCCCGCGGTCGCCTGCGCGGTGACTGGGAACGTCTGCACTCTGGTATCGATAATGCCTCGAGGGTCGCAATCCTCGAAGAAGGCATGAAATGGACCACGACTGCCATCCCGCCTGACGATGCGCAGTTCCTCGAGACTCGACGTTTCCAGCTCGAGGAGATCGCTAGGTGGTTTAATATCCCCGTATCCAAACTGCGGGCAACTGGTGGCAGCACCTACAGCTCGCTAGAGCAGGAAAACCAAGCTTTCCTCAGCGAGACGCTGCGCCCATGGCTTGTCCGCATCGAGCAAGAGGTCCGCAACAAGCTGCTCCTGCCAATCAGCAGCAGCTACTACGTCGAGCATCGCGTCGAGGGGCTGCTGCGCACTGACCTCGCAGCGAGATACAGCGCATACGCCATCGGTCGTAACTGGGGATGGCTCAGCGTCAACGAGATCCGAGCGCTCGAGCAGCTTGACCCTATCGAGGGTGGAGATGTATTCTTGCAGCCTCTCAACATGCAGCCCGTATCGTCAATGGGCGGGGCTCAGGCACCGCCTGCCGATCCTACTGTCGCGCCAGTCGTCGTCGATCCTACAGCGCTGCCAGCAGCACCAGCAGCACCGCCAGAGACCAACGACCTCGAGGCATATGCCAGCGATGCCGTAATTGCGTTAGCGCTGGCGATGACTGAGCACCAGATCCCGAGCTGCGAGCATGGCTCGACCAATCGCTGCCGTGTCTGCGGTATCGAGCGTGAGCGTGAGCTAGTGCCACCAAGCCGCCCAGGCGGTAGGCATGGATGGCGCATCAAGTGGCGACCGATTCTGCCATTACGCAAAACAGAGACTGAGCGATCGATGCCTGCCGAGCGTCGAGCAAAATACGATAGTATCGATTTCTCCCCGCCTGCTGGCGTTCGTGAAGAGGCTGCTAGAGGTCTAGCGTGGCGAGCCGAATATGGTCGCGGCGGCACTGAGGTAGGCGTTGCTCGTGCAAGAGACCTCAGCAATGGCAGCAACATCAGCCCCGACACAATCGGGCGGATGGTGAGTTATTTTGCCCGCCATGCCGTCGATTCACAGGGCGAGGGCTGGTCGCCCGGTCAAGACGGATTCCCGAGCGCTGGCCGTATTGCTTGGGCGCTATGGGGCGGAGATGCTGGGCGAACATGGGCTAACAAAGTAGCAGGCCAGATGGATAGGGAGGACGACAATGGAGCGTAGACTGCTCTCTACCGTCTCATCTGATGCTGGCCGCCTAATGGGCTATGCCTCGGTCTACGGGCCGCTGAGCGAAGATCTGGGTGGTTTCCGCGAGCGCATAGCACCGCAGGCATTTGCCAGCACCCTCGAGGATAAAAACGCAGATGTGCGAGCGCTGATCAATCACGACTCATCATTGGTGCTAGGTCGTCGCAGTGCGGGCACACTTAAGCTCAGCACCGACAAAAATGGCCTTGGCGTTGAGATCTACCCGCCAGATACCAGCTATGCCAAAGATCTCCGTATGCTCATCGAGCGCGGTGATGTAAACCAAATGTCGTTTGGATTTATCGTCAGAGCTGACGAGTGGACAATCGAGGAAACAGTACGAGTGCGGACCGTGACAGATGTCGAGCTCATCGAGGTCTCCGTCGTCACCATCCCCGCATACCCGGACACCACGGTCGCGATACGGTCGCGTGATCAGTGGAGCGCTAGCCAACTACGGCTGAGCGTACATTTACGAGGCCGAAAATTGCTTATGTCGCAGCTCGGCTGCGCAGGGAGGATTGTATGAGCGTATCACGTCGCGACCTGCTCGCAGAGCGAGCACGTCTAGTAGAGCAGGCCAAGACCTACCATGAGTCGGCATCGACTCGTGAGTGGACACCAGAAGAGACAGCAAAGGTCGATGAGATCGTTGCTCTCATCGCTGACCACGATGCTCGCATCGCGGCTATCGAGGCTGCAATGGCTGAAGAGGTCTCTGGCGAAGAGATGCCAGCAGAAGCACCAGCAGCAGATCCAGCAGCTCAGCAGCAGGCAGCTCGTGCACGTCTCAGCGATGTGCTCAGCGCAAGCTCACGCCGCACACGACCAGCTCCAGTGGGCGTGCCGATGTTCACGCGCGACCTCGACGACAAGCGCGCTAATCGGGACCGTGAAACAGCTCTTTGCGGCTGGTTCCTTGGCAATGATGCTCGCCCTGAGCACCGCAGCGCAGCTCAGCGCTCAGGGCTCAACCTGGGCAGCAACCGCATCGTGCTGACTCGCGCCAACTCGACCAGCTCCAGTGCCGGTGGTTACACCATCCCGCAGGGATTCTTGGCTGAGCTCGAGAAGAAAATCGTTTATTTCAACCCATTGCGTGATGTTGCTCGCGTCATCCGCACCGAGTCGGGCAATAGCTTGCCCTTCCCCACGATCGACGACACTGGCAACCCCGGTGCCATCGGGGCGGAAAACACCGCACCATCCGCTACCGACATGACATTTGGCCAGATCAT